GCTCCGACTTGCAACCTTTGGACTGCTCCCAATCCCCACACATAACGATCGCATCACACGCCGCTAACAACGACATGCATCGCGCCATCGCCTCATCCTCTGGTAAACACTCTGGAATCAGCGTCAAGGGTCGGATTAGCTTGATCTTATTCTTCCATGGTCGGCTCCTGTACGCAACGCCCTCCTGAGTACCCAGGATGTCATCTGCGCATTCCTGCTCATGGTTCTTATTCTCCGCCATCATCCCCACGCTCGTGCATGGATGGGACAGGTAGTACATTTTGGTTGGATCGAGTTTAATCATTTGTATTCCTCCTTTAGTCCTCACTGCATCATCTTGACGCCGCAATGCTCGCAAACCGCCCAGATATGGCCGTTGTAATCCGAACGTGATACCGTTAAGACGCCTTTGCAGTCTGGGCATTCGATTTCTTTGCTTTCTCCCCATTCCAGATCTTTAGCAGCCGCGACAATTCTTTTAAGCTGCTCAAAAGATTCCTTGATGGCTTCATCTGTCAACGTACCATTTTCTAATGCGGCTCTTAAGCTCATACGACACGCCCCCCATACACATGATTAATCCGCGTCCGCAGGTTTTTAACCGCCACGTTCCAGTTCCCTTTTTCTGTGGGCACGATGGTGTCAAAGGACCGGCGTTTCTCGCCTTTTGGCTGCACGTGTACACGGAGCGCCTCCATCAAGGCCATCTTCATGGGCTCGATCAGGATCATGGTGTGTTCGCTTTCCAGCTGCCCGATCCGTTCATCAATACCGGCATACTCTTGTAACCATTCAATGGTTTTTCGATCTTTTTCAGTCACTCATGTCCTCCATTCTCATTCTGGCTATAAACTGCCCGTAAGTTAAGCCGTGTTTTCTGGCCGCTGCTTCAATCTCCGGTATGGCCATCCGCTTTTCTTTTGGTTTTACTGTTTCCAGCTTTTGGCGCTCCCGAGCCAGCCGGTAGCACGCGGGCCCACAGTAGCGCTGGTTCCCAGCTTTAGGATCAAAGAGGGCGCCGCAGCCTTCACAACGCTTTGGCTTCATCATACGATCACCGCCTGATAATTTCTTTCCGCTTTTCTCTGATTATTGTACTGCTCCAAATACTTTTCTTTATTGTCTGCATAATCATCCAGAACTTTCTTCAGATGGCTGTAGTTGCTAATGTCATGCCGGTGGTGGATAATCGTATAGCCGTGATCCTTTTTCCATAGATAGACCGAACAGCTCAGCTTTTTCCATTTGTCGGAGAGACCGGATATCTCGAGGTCGTATCCATCTCCCAGATCGCGGTAGCCGCATTTTTCCAGATCGATCACTTTCATAACGTATTCCGGCCCGAGAAATTCCAGGGCCTTTTTTAATTTCATTGGTATATAATCCTTAGGCATTTCATGCTCCTTTTATTCTTGCTTTCAGGGCCTTCAGAAGCCCTTCCTGAACCTCTTCTTTGTTGTTAAGACTGTTGAAAACATCGTAGTCCACCGTGCCTTCTGCCATCAGATGATGAATAATGACGGTTTCTTCCTGCCCCTGTCGGTACAGTCTGGCGTTTGCCTGCTGATACAGCTCCAGGCTCCAGGTAAGGCCGAACCATACGATGGTACTGCCGCCGGACTGAAGGTTTAAACCGTGACCGGCGCTGGCAGGGTGCGCCAGCAGTAACGGTATTTTTCCATCATTCCAGTCTTTGATATCCTCTGCATTTCTCAGCTTTCTGGCCTTCGGGAAACGCTCCTGAATCCGCTTCAAGTCGTGCTTAAAACTGTAAAATAACAAAATCGGTTTTCCGTTGGACAACTCCACAATCTCTTCTAAGGCATCCAGCTTCTTATCACTGGTTCCCACAAAGCCGCCGTCCGGCAGATACATGGCGCCATTGGCATACTGCAAAAGCTTTGTGGTCAGGGCCGCCGCGGTTGCAGCCGTCACTTCACCTTCTAAAAACTGAATGTAGCTGTCCCGCTCAAACTTCTGATAATCGCTCAGCTCTTTGTCTGTCAGACGGACCGGCTGCACCATATCCATTCTTTCCGGCATATCCAGCCAGTCTTCAGCCTTCATACTGATACAGATATCTGAAATCTTATCCCGGATCAGCTGCTCACAGCCGTCATTCAGCTTGTAATTAAAGATGGTCGTCTGGTTCCGCTGGTTTGGGGAGAAATACCGGCTTCGATAACTGCCGATGGTTTTTCCCAACCGCGCGCCGCTGTCAAGCAGGTACATCTGGGACCATAAATCGATCAGACCGTTTGGCGCCGGCGTTCCCGTCAATCCGATCACCCGTTTACTCCGGGGGATGACCTTTTTAAGCGCTTTAAACCGCTGTGCTTTTGGTGATTTAAAACTGGACAGCTCATCGATCACCACCATGTCAAAACACCAGGCGCCGCCCATCGAAGTGGACAGCTCATTCACAAGCCAGACAACATTTTCCCTGTTGACGATATAAATATCCGCTTCCGTGTACAGTCCCTCCAGCCTTTTTTTCTTACTTCCCAGAATCTTTGATATTTTTAAATCTTTTAAGTGGGCCCATTTTTCGACTTCACGGCTCCAGGTGTCCTCGGCCACCCTTAACGGGGCAATCACCAGAACCTTTGAGATCTCAAAGCGGTTGTACATCAGCTCCTCGATGGCGGTCAGCGTGATCACCGTCTTACCCTAAGCCCATGTCGAGAAAAAGGCCGACTCTCGGAGTATCGTAGATTTTCTCAATGGCCATCTTTTGGTATTGATGGGGTTTAAACTCCATGGACTTGTTCACCTCTTTTCATTGATATTTTGGATGAAGGCCTCCACGCCTTCTTTGCTGTCAATCACTAAAACGTCAAAACCTAAATTTTGTAATAGTCGGTGGCAGGCCAGCTGCAAAGGCCGGGACTTTTTCCCAGGCGCTTTCATTTCGATAAAGAAAATCCTCCCTCCTGGCAAAAGCACCATCCGATCCGGCAGACCGGACATGCTGGCGGAATTGATTTTCAAAGCTTTCCCGCCATTTTGTTCAACTTTCTTTTTCAGATACTTCTCAATGGTTGATTCCTGCATGGTTTTCTCCTTCTTTGAACACACTTGGCTCCACTCTCCGATAATTGAACACGCCTTTAAACCCTTTATTTTAGCGGGTTTCATGCGGTAGTGTGTTCAAAATGTCAATTCGGGGCATTTTTCTATATACTTTTTCCTATTATAGGATTTATAGAGTACAGTAATGTCTATAAATCCTATAATACGTTATAAGTTTATATACATTGAACACATTAAACACATTAGTATAAAAATAATGAAAAGCCTTTATTTTAGCGGGTTTCAGATGTGTTCAAATAGTGTGTTCAATTGGCTCAGTGTGTTCAATTCTACGGGGCGCTATAAGCGTCTATGATAAAAAATTAAGTGGAATTTATTAGTTATTATAGATCGCTGGCCCTCAAAATAAACTTTCTCTATAACTCTATAATTCAACAAAGTTTCAGAATGAATTGAACACATTGAACACACCCGCTTCAATGCCCCTATTTTAAAGGCTTTCAGGCGTGTTCAATTTGTTTTTTTCTATACACCGTACAAAACCTGCCTGAGAGCCGTACAGCTTTCCAAAACGCATTCTTGTTTTTCCCGGCTCCCACTCCGGCAATGCCGCTAAAATCGATTTGATCTCCCGGGCCTCCCGCATTGGGAAATCACCCCGCTCGTGTCCCAGCAGCTCAACCCAGATTTCAACCGCACAGACCCGTGTCCGTTTCACGCTGCCTTCCGACGGATCGCCGAACTCGGTCCCATTAATGAACTGCCGGCGCTGCGTGATGTCATAATCGGCCCAGTTTTCTGGCAGCGGGCGCTCGAGATAATCCTCGATCAGACCGGAAAGCGGGTTATCCTCCATATGCTGCAGTTGCTTTTCTTCTGCCATGGCCAACACCTCATCCTGTAATCGGAGGGTTTCGCCCTTTTGGTACACCGCAACGGCCTCGGCCCATATCTGGTCAATCTCGTCGCCTGTCATATCCGTCCAGACGTCCTTTGTGACATTCTCGGGATGGATATCAAGGGGCCAAAAGCGGCGGTTTCCGGTCCGGTCGGTCAGAAAGTCCCAGCGGTTAGTAGTCCCGATAAAAATACACTGCCTGGGATACCGGCTGACGTGCCTGCCATAGGCGTTCCGGTAGGAATCCTCCACCTTTGAGGTAAAATGCTTGATGGATTCCACCTCTGCCTTTTTAAGGGCTGTCAGCTCGCCCATCTCCAGAATCCAAAAACCCCGCAGCTGTTCAAAGGCTTCTTTGCCCACAACGGTTGTCAGGCTGTCGGAATACCAGAGCCGGCCCAGTTTTCTGATAATGGTGCTTTTATTGGTGCCCTGTGGGCCGATTAAAACCGTCATGGTGTCAAACTTCACCCCTGGCTGATACACCCGCGCTACGGCCGCCACAAGGGTTTTTCGCGTGGCTTCCCGGGTATAGACGTTATCCTCTGCGCCCAAATAGTCGATAAACAGAGTGTCGATCCGGCGCTGCCCATCCCACACCAGCGCTTTCAGGTAATCTCTGACCTGGTGGATACTGTTTTCATTAGCGGCCAAAATCCAGGCATCTTCGATCTTTTTAGGTGCTGTGATGCCATAAAAGGCCTCCAGATAATTGCGTATCCCGGCATCGTCTACGTCACCCCAGAACTCACCTTTTTTGATCTTCCTCCAGGGTAAATCCTCCAGGGTGACCACTCTCTGGGAGAATTCATCATAGGCAATCCTCTGGCAGATTCTGGGGTCTTTCTCCATTATCGTTTTAATGTTCTTAACGCTGTTGGCGATGTTGCCCTTGTTGTCAGTATCCAGCTCGCTGAGCCAGTCATCGTCCTCCGCTTCTGGCTGATCCGGATCCTCAAGAGCACTGGAAAAATCCTCTTTCGCGCTGTCGATCTTCTCCTGCCTCAGCAGCTTCCGAACCTTTTTATCTTCTGCGGCAAATTTCATCATAGCCTGATAGGAAGGGTATTTGCCAACAGGGGTATTTTCGTTGACATCCTCGTCCAGATCATCAAATTTATGATGCCGCACCAGATCGAATGCGTTGCACAGGATACCGCTGACGGGATCCGTCGCGTGGTTGGAGTAGGCGAATTTATCCTCGTAGATCACCAGTCCTGCGGCACTGCTGCCGTTTTTATAGGTATACCGGTTATCCATGCCACAGGGCTCATAGACCTCCTCAAGAAACGTCTCAATGGCTTCCGGAACCGTGTAGGCTCTGCAAAAACCTCCGATGACGCCGTTTTTCTCGAGGGGATCCCCCTGTTTCTTCAGCTGACGCTCCATAATTTTGCCAACGCGTGAGGACACCGGCCAGGCAGTGACGTCCCGCCAGTCTTCGTAGGTCTTTAAGACCTCGTCCGGATCAAGCCACTGTCCTTCAATCACGCGATAAATATATTCTCCGTCATCGGGAATACTTGGCCAGTACATGAGACGGTTTGCCTGATACGTGCTGTCGTCAAACATATCGATGCCGATTTGGGAGGCAACTTTTCGCGCAATGGCCTGATATTCATCGGGTGTGACTTCTCTCTGAAGCGGAATGATCAAACGGTACCGGGGTTTTTCCGGCGTGTGTGAATGCGTGGAGTAAATGCAGCAGGCCCAGTCAAAGAGCATCTCCATGTTGTCACAAAAACAGGCGTCGGCAAAATCGGCGTCCAGGGTCAGCATGGACTTTTTGGTGACATTCGGGGCTCTTCGCTTGCCGTTTTTCAAATAGCCCCCGAAAAAGCCGCCAACGTCCTTTGCCGTTGCTTTTTGAGTCTTTGTCATGTTTTCATACTCGCCCACGGTCTCACCGGTCTTATAGGGCTCTTTAAGCTTTTCTGTAAAAGCGCCCCAGGTCACCTCCTCGTTTCGCCAGATCTTGGTATTTCGGCTTTTCCCGGTTGCGATTCTTATTTTTTTATCGTCCATATACACCACCTCTTTTTAATCTTTTTGGTAGAAATCGGTCTCGTAGGCATCGGCCCGCAATAAAAGGCCTGGTGCCCAGTCAATGGGCCGGCCCATGATTTCTGCCACTTCGTCAGCCGAGCTCCGGCCTTTCTCCACGTCCAGGATGACCTCATCGTGCACATGCATGACGATGTCAAACCCCAGCTGATCCAGCCGGATCATGGACTCCGCCAAACAATCCCGGGCCACTGCCTGTACAATATTTTCCGCGAGCTTCCCAGAGTAAGTCCGTATCTTCTCCCATTTTTTGGTTGTCTGGTTTTGTCCGTCATAGACGATCCCCTCACGGCTGAACTTTGGATCCGGCTCCAGTCTGGGATTGACATAAGCCAGCTTTCTGCCGGAGGGCAGTCCGATAAACAGGATACCGCTCTGTTTTTCAAAACTCAGCCCATACTGCAGCTTTGACGGTTTATCCGCGATGGCCATCCGGACGGCCTTTTCAACATCCCACCAGAATTTCACAATGTTCGGACTGGCGGTGCGCCATCCGTCTACCAGGCCCTGCAGCTCTTCCTCGGGCACGCCCATGGCTAAAGCCCCCATTGTCTTAAGGGCGCCCACACCGCCGGCATATCCAAGGGCCAGTTCAGAGACCTTCCCTTTCTGGCGCAGGGGGCTTCCCTTGACAATGCTTTCAATGGGTACATGAAACATCTGGCTCGCAGACGCTTCATAGATTTTTCCATGGGTCGCAAAGACATCCATCCGCCATTTCTCATCTGCCAGCCAGGCGATTACCCGGGCTTCAATGGCTGAGAAGTCCGATACGATGAAGCGCCTGCCCTCTGAAGGGATGAATGCGGTCCGGATCAGCTCCGACAGGGTTGCCGGCGTATTGCCAAAGAGCAGGTCTAAGGTTTTAAAGTCCCCATCCCTAACGAGCGCCCTTGCCAGCGCCAGATCCTTCAGATGGTTTTGAGGAAGATTCTGCACCTGCACTAAACGGCCGGCAAAACGACCGGTTCGATTGGCGCCGTAAAATTGGAACAGCCCCCGGACGCGTTCATCCTCACATTTTGCTTTGATCATGGTTTCATATTTTTTTGTGGATGTTTTTGAGAGGTCCGCCCGCAATTTCAGCACTTCTCTGACCTCTGGATTTTGGATTTCATGAATAAGTTCCTGCACGGTTGCTTTGTTCAGATTTTCAAGGTACATGCCTTCCATTTCTTCAACCCATGCCTTAAGCTGGGCCACAGATTTTGGGTTTTCAAGGCCGGTAATTTCCACTGCGCGCCGCAGACAACGGTCATGGTGCTCCTGATCACACCGGATCGCCTGCTTTACAAAGGTGTTATCAATCCGAATCCCCCGGTCATTGATCTTCTGATCAACGTCCCATAAGCGCTTTTCCTTTTCAGTATTCTGAAATCTTGAAAGCTTATTACGAATGGCCCGTTCTACCGCCACATCCTGTTTGCAATAGTCTTTGAAAACAGCCCATTTCTCTGGGTCGTGCTGAGGCAGGTTGCGGGTTCTGCCGCCGTTCGTCTTCGTGGCTTTGCAGGGCATGGAGAAAAACTTAATCAAGGCTTTCCCGCGGCTGTCTTTCTGTTCGCCCAGCTTCATGACTTTGGCCACGCCGTCGAGATGGTGCGGCAGCCCTAAGGTCGCAGCCTGAACGGCTGTGCACTGCCATCCCTCAGGATCCATCGGAAACCCCAGGAATCTTGTGAGACAGGTCCGTTCAAAGTTGGCGTTAAAGGCGGTTTTCAAAATATTATGATTATCCCTCAGTGCGTCGATTACTGTCTTTGGCAGCGCCTCACCCGATGCCAGGTCAATGATCTGGACCGGTTCCGCGTCAAAAGCGTAGGCGAATAGTAAGACAGTAAAGTCCGGAGCTTCACTGTACGCATAAACTCCGGACTTGGTTAAATCGACACTGGAATAGGTTTCGATATCAATCGCCAGTGTCTTCATGGCTTTATCCTAAGAAATCAAGGGAGCCGTCGTCTTCGTAGGTGAAGGATTCGGCAAAGTCGTCGTCAAAGTCATTTTCAGCGGATGAACGGCCGCCAAGCGGTTCCCCGTCTCTCACCTTCTGGATGTTATTCAGCCCGCAGGCGATCCCTTTGTTCCCGTTGGTGTTAAAGGCATAGAAATTGATGCTGACACGGGCGTAACAGCCACTGTAAACCTCATCCTGATCCATAATGGGGTTCCTTGCTAAATCGACGATGCCGGGGCGTGTGGCGCTATTAGCATTGATAAAAAAGCTATTGGCGTAAGCTTCATCATCCGGGCGCTCTTCATCTCCATCACGCAGGGGTTCCTTCATTACTGCTGGGATTTTACCGCCGAATTTCGTACCCTTCCCGGCCTCCTTGGCAGCCTGGACTGCCCGCTTGATCTTTGACAGGGTCGCGGTATCACTCTTTGGAATGATCAGACTGACCGAGTATTTAGGCTTATCGCTGTTATTAATCGCGCTTGGTTCCCACACATGGGCATAGCTCAATCTCACAACACCGGTTACAACTTTGGTTTCTAAATTTTTATTATTTGTCATTTTTTTACTCCTTTTAGTTCGTGTATTCTTTGAAATCTTCGGCCGCTTCCGCGTAAGTATTCAAGGCCGGCCTTTTGTCATCCTCAAATACCAGGGTTGGTTTCCCCTTTGGTTTAATCACCAGATCCCCGAGGGTTTCGGTGAACTTTTTCTTACCCATCAGTTTTTCCATGGCCGTGATTCCTAAAATCTTTTTGTCATAGATTTCCTGCTCAGTATATCCCTGCCTTACCAGTGCATCTTCAACAGCCTGCAGGTCATCAATATAACACCGGTTACTCCGGCCCTCGACCAGCTTCATTCCCGGATAGTGCACACCGTGGTTCAAAGACTGGTCTTGCGCGTAGGTTTTCAGATCCTCTACCCAGGCCACCAGATCCTTGGCCTTCGCCAGATATCCGGCGATTTCTTCGGGTTCCAGAAGTTCTGGTACCTTGAATTCTTCTTTAGCAAGCGCCATATTGGTATCCGCCCGCGCCCGGCAAACTGCCTTTGCTTTACAGAAGCGGCAATGGTCACCCGCCAGGAATTCGCCTTTTCCATCAAAGGCCAAGGCGGCCTTTGGCTTTACATACGTTTCCGCCCAGTCAATCAGCTCGTCAACCGGCAGGGTCTGGCTGGATCGGTTATCAAGCCTTGGCTGAAAAATGGTCATGGCCACCTGATCGAAGTCGTACAAACACCCGAAGGTCTCGATGGCGCCTAGGGCGTACAGTCGCATCTGCGGGTTATCTTCGGCGGATACCTCGACCCCTTTTCCGTACTTCAGATCAATGATTTCCAGCACCCCGTCACTGATGATGACGGCATCGCCAGTGCCAAAACCCTCCGGCACCCACTTGGAAAAGTCGAGCCGCTGTTCGATCATCAGCACAGCGTCCGCGCACTGTTTTTGATGTTCTTTCAGGGTTTTCATCACATATTCGGTGTAACTGCTGACGTATTCGACCATACTGTTATCAATCAGGCCGCCTGCGTTCAGCTTTTTCAGCCGGATCTTAAACTGCCTGTCCGTGATTTCTTTGTTTTCGCAGCGCAGCTGTAACTCCCCCAGGCTGTGGGCCAGGGTTCCTTCCTCTGCGTAAGGACTCGTGGTTTCCGGGAATTCGGACTCCAGACGGACGGAGGGCGGGCAGCTCAGCCACCGCGCTGAGCCGCTTGCCGATAATTTCGCATGTTCCGCCATCAGAGTTTTCCCGCCTTTTCCATAACCGCGGGATAATCCCCGGCGTTGAGTTCTGTCAGCTTGCTGACGCCGAAGGACGCCAATAGCTGCTGTACCTGATCTTTCTTTCCCTCTTTGGATAAGGTCGCCAGTTTTTTCCGGACCTCCTCGAGGGTATAGCCCGGCCCTTCTGCAGCGGGTTCAGCCGGAGCCGGATTGGCGGCAGGCGCTTCATGGCTTTCCGTGGTCACAGGTGCCGGGGCGCTCTCCTCTACTGTCTGTTTTTTGAAAGTCGGCGTTTTGACTGAATCCTTTACTGGCTGTGGGTTATTTCCGCCAAAGTAGCGGACAAATTCCATAATATCGTCGGGGCTGTAAAATTTTGCTGTAATTTCCATCATGTTCTCCTATCTTATTGAATAAAATGTTTTTCCTTATTTTGCTGAAGCACTTTTTGTGCCTTATTCTGTGCCGGTTTTGGCATTCTGAAGCCGTTCCGTTCATAAATATCCCGGTCATCGTAATACTCTCCGTAGGGTTCGTAGCGCTTGTGCCGTTTATTCTTTTTCAAAGCTTTATCCTTTCTGAGGGCTGACTTTACAGCCCTCCTGAATTCTGATATAATCTAATTGTTAAATTTTGCATTTTCCTCCGTCTCTCGTGCGTCAACACGATCGGAGGATTTTTCTTTTATTGGGTATTCTTCACGGGCACTCGGCCAGTGTTTTGTGTATTCCTCAAGCATTTTGACCGGCTTTGCTTCCATTCTTTCCAACTCTCTGGCAACGGCCATTCCGTAAAGAACACCAGCGTCAAACACTTCACCGATACACAGGCTATAGGTATTTCGCAAGGCATCTACTAAAAGCCTTTGTACTTCGTCGTCAGGGCTCTCTAGCTTGTCTGCCATTTCATAAAAATAGGCATCTGAGTCACTGGCCTCCTGCCATGCACAAAGCAGATCGTCCCGCAATTCAAGGCATGCCAGCTCATTGAATATTTTTATTTTTAGATCCATCTGAGTGTCCCCTCTCCTTAACCATTTCCGCAGTCATTCTGTCAGAAAGTTCCCTGAGCGCTTCGCAAGTCTCACCCATATAATCAGATAAAACATCTACAAAAGCGCTGATGCGGTCATATTGATACAGTATTTTTTGCTTATCCTCATCTTTTGTGAAATTGAAGTATTCTCCGATTTCCTTTTGGATAAAAATGGATTTATCCTGCAATGTGCGGATGTCATCGACATCGTCTCTGAGATCAAATAGTAACCCCATAATTAAATCCTCCTAAAATTTTTCTACAATCTTTGTAATCAGATAAAATAACGCGGGCCCCATAATCATGAATGGTAAGCCAGCAGTTGCTAAGTCCATCATGAAGCCTCCTCTCCTTCGTTCTCTTCTTTTCCCATGTACTCTTCAAACTTCTTAGGTGAAATATGATAAGAATACTCTCCATTTTCCTTTTGCTGTACAGCGTATCCAAATTTCAATATCCCTCGCTGTAGGCCAACACGTATAAACTGTTCGGCTACTCCCATACGTTGAGCAGCCTCTTTGACGGTTATCTTTCTTTTTACTGGCAAATCACTCACCTCGCTTGTTCCTTTTTTCGAATAATTTAGAAAACATCCCTGTCCGATCCAGATCCTCAGATTTCTTACGGCGTTCAAACACGGTGCCATCTTTAAAAACAAAGGTGTCAATAGTTCTCATCAGTGGATAGCTGACGCCGCTTCTTTTATTCTCGTCAATAACTGCAACACAGGGCGTCCAAGGATTACCCGGCGGACATCCGGGATCACAGTCCATAAACCGGATAATGTCTCGCACTTCTCTATCTGCTGTGCATTTAATCGGCCCATACACGGGCGTGCCCTGCGGTTGTGAGTAAATCTCTGCAAAGCTGTCGGTATCTGACGATAATAGCGCCGCATAATCTTCAAAGAACTGGTTGATTACTCGGTGGACTTTTGCCCCCATAATCGAAGTTGCTCTGGCGATCTCGAGACGTTGGTCATTCTGATCCTCTTCTGTCAGCATAAGCATCATTTTTTCTTTCGCTTCATCGTAGTTCAGCTTTGCCCTCATCAAAGCGTCCATTTCCTTTATTGTGTTTAACATCGGTTTCTCCCTCCTATGCTGGCAGCGGCCCTTTGTGCAATACGTTATGGCCTTCACGTTCCAGCTGCTTAATTCTTTTAATAACCTCTGCTTCCGTTTCTCCGGTTACGGCACAAACATCGTCAACGGTAAACAGTTCATTCCCACCAAATTGACCCGACAGGGCTAAGCGGGCTCCGATAATTGCCGACTTGAGTGAAATGCCCTGCTTTAATCCACTATTGATGATTTCTTTGAGCTGCTTTTTACTGACTCCGTACTTGCCGTATTTTTTATACAACTGCTCAATGGCTTTTTCTTTTTTATTCATGATTACACCTCTTGCTTTTCTTTAACAAGGCACACAAAGGCTCGCTCTGTATCAATAGAATTTAATAGATAAACCATTGCATTATGGTCGTATTTATCCCGGTATGATGAAACAACTCTTCTTAGTTTCGTCAAATGTTTCACGCCTCTTCCAACTGTTAGTACAGATGCTTTAACAAAAAATTCTTCAAAGGACCGGCATTGGTCTAACTGCTTTTTAATTTTCTCTGCTTTCATGTTATTTTTCTCCTTTTGTTTTATTAGTGTATAAAAATGATTATTTCTAAAGTACGGCCCGCGTACTTTTAACTAACTTCCTGAAGCTCTTTATAAACGACATTACAATTTGTTCCGTTTCTACGTTGAATTTTTGAAGGATACCCATTCGCCGCAACCCACTCTTTTATCTTTTCAACAACTGCTATACTGTACTTCCAATTCGTTCCAGGGTGTCCATTATTTAGGTAGGGTACTTTTATTTTATCTTTATCAGCTACCTCCAATTTCTCAAGGATTGCACCGATCGCTGAAGGATGCGGTTTTCCGGTCGTAGAATATACGCCCAATTCTTTGGCGATTTCCGTTTGATCATAAAAATGCTCGTCAATCTCAATCGGTGGATTAAGCGGTATATTCGCCTTTTCTTTATATAATTCACTGACCGCCAAAGCCGTAAACTTAGGATCAACACCAGCCTCTCTGTAGACTTGCATCAGATTTTTAACCGCCATATTAACGGAGCTAAGTGGCGGCGGTGATGGCGTTTTAATTTTTCCACTGGACACCGCTTCTTCAAGGTCCATTAATTTCTGGCGAATTTCAAATCCAATATCGGAACGTTGGATCATAGCAATATGTTTCGCCATGTCAAAAGTAATATAGTGGATAACTGTCTCTTGTTTATTTTGGGGGTGGACAAAAATGTCCGGGGTATAATCTTTGTTTTCAATAAAACCAATCTCACACATTCTCGGAAACCATTTTCTATATGGAGTTTCAATTCCAAGTTTTTCATGTAGCTCACGGCCAATCACAACTTTTGCCCCAGTATCGGTCGTATATACTGGAATAACATCTTTACTAAAAATTTTTAAATCTTGCATTTTGTTTTCCTTTCTGGATTTACATATCCTTGTCTTTTACTTTCGGACAATTTTGTCTAAAAGTTCATCAATTCGCACCTCAGGGTGTCCGTAAAATGGACCCCCGTCTCATATCCCGTGTTTCTCAAACAAATAGAAGCAGAGCACAAGGTGCTAGTACATTCGCTAAAACTGCTAGAGCCGCCAAGCTATATTTAAATCCTTTGACCTCCATCACAATAGCCGAACAGCCGCATATAACACCAACGATTAAACAAAACCACACCCAGATTACAGGGAGTATTGACAGTAAAAAATCAATCATGCTACACCTCTATTCTTTAAGGAAATCCGGTTTTACCGGATTTCCTTGCTAAAAAAAATTAGATCATCATAGCTCACACCATACACTTCCTCTATTTTTTTTAGGATGGGGACATCTGGAAAAGACTTTTGCTTTTCGTAATTTCTAAGTGTATCTACACTTATTTCTAGTAGTTTAGCCGCTTCCTCTTGTGTTAGGCCTTTATTTACTCTGGCTGCTTTGAGCGTCATACTCATCATTAATCACCTCACTTTCCTTTTACATTATAATCCGGTTTTACCGGATTGTCAACCGGTAAAACCGGATTATTTAAATATTTTATTGATTTTTTTCCGGTTTTATCGTATAATCAACTTAGAAACGGAGGACAAACATAATGAGCGATCTCGGTAATAAGGCGGTAATAGCCCAAAATTTAAGATATTATATAAACAAGTCTGGAAAAACTCAAACTGAAATTTGTAGGGATCTCAATTTTAGGCCGTCGACCTTCTCTGACTGGGTAAAAGGAAACACCTACCCCCGAATCGATAAAATTGAATCTCTTGCTAATTATTTTGGAATAAATAAATCTGATTTAATTGAAGATAAAAAGAATGAAACTGACTCAAAATTTTCCTATTTGGTAGAACAACAATTAAGATCTATTGGTTATCGCATATTATTTTATGATGACGATGCTATTTTAACCTTACGCGGTAATGGTATTGAGATAGAAATCTCTTTAGAGGATCTTGATGAGCTAACAGATGATATGAAATCATATCTCCGCTTCAGAACAAACGAATTAATTGACAGAGTAAAAGCAAAAGATGGGTATTTCGATTTGACGGCAAAACCTGTAAAACGCATAAGACCAACGGCCGCGCAGAAAAAAGAAGACCCCTACACTGTCATAGCAGCCCACAACGACAACGAAAACCCTGATCAATATGAGTTAATGATGGAAGATGCTGCTGATCTTTTGGACGATGATGATTAAGAGGCTAGACTATGGAAAAGTATTATGAGTTGTTAGATAAAGCCCACGATCAGGGCTTTCGTATAAAGGAAAAACGTTGTTTTAAGAGTGACGCCGAAGCGTTAATTAACCGTAACGTCATTGGCTTGTCTGAAAAATTACAGACACAGGCAGAGAAAAAATGCGCCCTGGCTGAAGAGCTCTCTCATTTCGACCATAACGTTGGCAATATTCTGGATATGAAGGATACCAAGGCAAGACAACAGGAATACCGTGCCCGTAAAGAGGCTATTTTCGATATGATTGAGCCAGAAGACTTAATCCGGGCTTTCGATCATCACGTTTCTAATTTTTTTGAAATGGCAGAGTATCTGGAAGTAACAGAAAAATTTTTATATGAGGCACTGTCTGTCTATAAACAGCACTATGGCCAGATCATGATGTATGAAGACTATATGATTTCATTTGATCCATTCTATGTTGCTCAGAATTTTAATTACACGCCATATGAATTAAACGAATAAAAAAACGCCCCCGTGCTACCAACACAGAGGCGATGACATAGATTCCCGGGATGATCCGGTACACTAATACTTAGACAAGATTATTGTACCACATTATCCCGGTATTTTCCAATATACCGGGCATTTTTATGCCCAAAATTCTTAAATATTAGGAGGTACAATATGAGATTACCCAACGGTTTTGGAACCGTGTACAAGATGAAAGGAAGCCGTCGGAGGCCGTGGATCGCAAGAAAGACTTTAGGATTCACTAATACCGGGAAACAAAAGTGGTTTACCATCGGCACCTATGAGACAAAGAAAGAGGCCATGTGTGCGTTGGTCAAATTTAATGAAAATCCTTATGATGTGAAACAGAACAAATTAACCTTTGAAGACCTTTATAACCGCTTTAAAACTGAAAGTGTAGATAAGCTTTCCAAGAGCGCACAAAACGGATATAACGCCGCATTTAAGCACTGCTCTCCTATCCATAAGAAAATTTTTGCTGAGCTTAAGGCCAGTGACCTTCAGAGGATTGTGGACACATGTGACAGGTCCTACGAAACTAAACGAAAGATAAAGGTTTTATTAAAAGGTGTCTATAAATATGCGATGAAGAATGACATCGTTGCAAAAGATTATTCAGAGTTTATCGAGCTTGGGAAACGCGAAACGACCATCGAGCGCAAGCCCTTTACCGACGCAGAGATCAAACGGCTCTTTGACGTTGAGCCTGAAATTTCAATGGTTGATACAATCTTAATTTTAATCTACACCGGTTTTCGGATTAGTGAGCTGCTGGATATAAAAACCGAAAACGTGAACCTGGAGGACGGCACGCTCACTGGTGGGCTAAAAACAGAGGCCGGCAAAAACAGAATCGTACCGATCAGTCACAAGATCCTGCCTCTGGTTGAAAAACGCTATAACCCAGATAATAAGTTTCTAATCACCAACCGACTGGGCCGACAAATGAAATACAGTAACTATGTCCGCGAATATTTTGAACCAATCATGGAGCAATTAGACATGGATCATAAAACACACGACTGTCGGCATACGTGGTTCACACTGATGGATAAAGCCGGAGCGAACAAAGTTGCGATTAAAAAAATCGGAGGTCACGCCTCCTACCAAACATCTGAGAAAGTCTATACACACAAAGATATTGAAGACCTTAAAGAAGCCATTGAGCTTTTATAAATTTGCTGGTTATTTGCTAGTTGTTTGCTGGTTATAATACAAATTTTTGCCGTTTTATAACAAAGCATAACATAAGAAAAACCCCGGAAATAAGCCATTCCGGGGTTTTGTGATTTCGATAATATTATCTCTTGGGTAATTACAAACAGCTAAAAACCGCTATTTTAAAGGATTCTGCTAAAAGATTGCTGGTTATTTTACAATAGTTTACAAAACGTTCCAGATTTATTTCTCAAAACATCACCCGTTTTTTTATATATAAATAGGTAGAAAACTTCATAAAGACCTCTATTTCTTAGACCTTCTTCGGCTATTTTTACGACTTTAACGAATATCTTAGTTAACGCATAAAAAAAGCACGACAACGTGCGTGCTCGATAAATCCCTATACTATTATAGTAGCTTAGCTGATGTGGTTTACTTTCTTTTTAAACTCACTAACAACTTCCTCAACCGTCAGCCCCTGAAGGTGATCCTGCGTTTGTTGGATAATGCCATTCACAATCCCATCCTTGTAGAACACATCCAAATAGTAGCCTTTGTACTCTTGTGCCATTTTCATTTTTATCCTCCATACAAGAAAACACCAAAACAATAAAAGCCCCCGATTCGACCAAGGGCTAAAATACATCATGAAAAATTTTTGTTGATACGGTTTTTAGTTTTGTATTTTTATCTGTTGCTCTTTAATTAATGGATAAGAGACAAGACTTTGATTGTCGAGGTTTTCATTATGCATATCTACGCCTGTTATTTGGCTATTTTCGTAAGTTTTATAGTAATAAACTCCCTTATCAACATTGCAACAAGAGCTATAAATAGTTATTTCATACGTATCTTCGGCTAAACGAACACATCCGCGTTCTTGATTGACTGAACCAAGTATGTGAAAAAACTGACTAATGCTTTCAGATTCAGAAGTTCCAGAGACGGAATTTAGTTTAGTAAATGCTGCTTTTACAAAACGAGAGGACGAAGAAAGGTCTCCAGGAATCCCAATCCCCCCCATACCACGGCTATAAGCATCTAAAGCTATTGCACTCGAAAAACGATTTTCGGGTACTTCTCTGGTGACATTCACATAATTATTTAGGTTGAAGATCTGAATATCAAAAGTTGGGTTATTGGTTAAAATTCCTACAGGGTTATCATATATTTTCACCCCTTCTTTTACAGATTCCACAGTTATCGATTCGTTCCGGTCCGATATCATCCAGTGCAAGGGTGAAAGAGGTAATTTTTCACTAAAATTGATATTGATAAGATTAATCCTACCAAGGAGTTCTTTTACCTCTTTAATGGTAGAGCACTGCCCTAAAATCCAGGGAATAAACTCGAATGGGGTTACATTATCTTTTCCCTCTGCTTCTTGTTTATAGTCCGCATTTTCTGGAAAATTCAATCCTGCCATGCTTAGTCCCTTTTCGTTGGTGGCATCATAATACAGCGGATAATTATCCACAACGAAGGCCATACCAATCATAGCATAATGAGATTCCAGTGCTTTTACCTTTCTGAACTGAAACGGATAATTTCGTGGTGTTACTGTTACCGTTTCATTATAGGAGAATTCCAAATCAAGATTACGACCAAAATAATGATCTTTTGTTGTGTATGTCGCTGCCGTACACATTTTAGCACCTCCGTTTTATATGGTTTTCAATTATACAATACCCAGAATCTTACTGTCTTAACCGCACATAAATTTAAAAAAACAAAAAACTCCCGATCCGAAGACCGAGAGTTCTAAAAAAGGAAAAGTTAATGGGGAGAGTAATTTGTATTTTAAAAAATAAGAGGTATGTGTGTTCGAGAATATTTATACCCTCGCTGAGCGGGTTTTAAACAATCAAAAAACCGCCTTAACCAATTCGTTAAAGGCGATTTTTCATCCAACAAACGTTGGATATCTCCGAATTGTTTTTCAAGCCAAATTGTGCTATAATCTCACTCACAGGGGCATCCGGCCCTTGTGGCACTGGCACGGTCAAATCCAGTCCCAGAAATGGGGTGAGGCTTATGGATAGTAACCAATTGATCTTGGTTTTAATCCTGATCGGGTTCATTCTGGAGCTCATTAAAAATGGAAAAGACCGCTAGCCCTTCCACAGAATAGCGGTCTACTCTCATGTTGTATTGGGGCGGACCGTTGCCGGTGTCCCTGTTTCTTTTTCTATTATACCACATTTCCATCAAAATTCCTTAAGTTTTAAGCTTTTCACAAAAACAAAAAAGGCCGCCCTTCAAAATGGAGGACGGCCAAAACGGAATAGAAATGAAAAAAGATTCCGTTTATCTCTTTATTTATGTAAAGAATACAACACAAACCTTTAAAACAGCTTAAAAGTATAAATAAATTATCCAAATAGCAGCACAAAGATCTGTTCCCCGACAATCTCATTCACGGTTAACCCGCTACTTTTTGGAAGTCTTTGTCCGCCTGAAACCGCTCAGCTCGCCGGCTCCTCCTCCGTTCCAGCCCCGTCGAAATATTATCTTATAAAGATCATCTCTATTTGCATTATAGACCTTTTGTTTTGCAACAAAAAACTCCTGATCCAAAGACCGGGAGTTTTCAAAAAAAGGAAAAGTTGAGATGAAAATTATCCTAATAGGAGGTAGATGATCTCAGAAAATATTTTACCCATTAAGAGACGTTTTAAACCATCAAAAAACCGCCTCGACCAATTAAAAAGAAAAAGTAACCGCTGTTTACTTATCTTTAGAATCCTTTTTAGTTAAAATAGTGGGGGCCGCTCACAGAGACTGACATTATTCCGACAAAAAGCTCTGTAACGCACCCACATATTCGCCCCCACTATCCTTTTTATTATACAAAAACATGAAAAAAATCTCAAGTATGCTCGGCAACACTTATAAGAAAATTATGATCAGAATTAGCAATACCTCAACTTCCTAAAATTTACACAAAATTCTTTCGTCCAACCAAACGATATCCTTCTTAATGACCGGACATGCCTGTTCCTCATCGATGTAAAAATACCCAAATAATATTCTTTATACTCTACTTATCTTTTTCATCTTTTATCCCTTGTATTTCTTTATACAGCAAAAAGCTCGCGAACCTTGAATCGCGAGCTTTTTGTAAGGAAAGTAAATAAAATGAAACTGAAGTGGATGTTTCTGTGTTTTGATGATTGTCAACTCTCAAAATATTAAAAGGGTACTGGATCCCTCTTCCTTTTCCCCTTTAGAGAGGGACCCAATAATCTGATGCAAAGATGTGAAGGAGACATCATTTTCTGTATAATACGTGATCTCCCTTAAATCTATCTTAAATCCCTAAAAATATTTTTAGTGCCTATAAACATATACTTAGAATCTCTATAACGAATGTTTCATCTTTTCTTTTTTATTCATTTTTATCGGGCTAACTTGAGTCTTTATCTAAAATGTTACAGCGTAACTTTTACAAGAATGATAAAACGTCTTTGAACCTTCGCTTCCAGACCACGATGCCTTTATCTTATAACGCAAACGCTTTAATCCCTCAAAACAAAACCCCTGGTTAAATCAATCCCAGGGGTTTTGCCTATGAAAAGAGGATATATGCTATGGAAGCCCGAATTCTCCTTCATTCAGGCTTATTAGGAGATTTTAAAAAATAGCACTCTACAAAACAACGGTGTCTCTTTACAGGTATTATACAATCATCACAAACGAATGCTCATCCTGTTTTAAAAAGCGTTCCAAACAAAAGGTTGCGTTGTTTTTTCATTCTCCAAACAAAAGGCTGTATTTGGGCGAACCATTGCCAATATCTTTTTTATATTACTCTACATTTCCACAAAATATCCCTAAGGTATAAGGTTTTTCTAAAGAAGAACATCCGCCCCAAAACAGCCGCCCCGAAAGGCAACATGAAAGGAAAAAAATAGAAAAGATAAAGATTATGTGTATCTTTATGCAAAGAGTACAACACAAACCTTTAAAACAGCTTAAAAGTATAAATGTATCATCCAAATAGCAGTGCAAAGGTCTGTTCTCCGACAATCCCATCCGCGATTAATCCGTTGCTGGCCTGGAAGTCTTTGACCGCCTGGAACAACTGTGGTCCTGGGATACTGTCGAACTCGCCATGATAGAAGCCCGGCTCCGCCAAACGTTTTTCGTAGGCCAGAATCTGATCTTCCGCCGGAGCCTGGGTCTGATCGCCAAAGAAACCGTCGACCGGGACCCCATAAGCACGCTGCCCGTTCATAACACCGAGCTTTGTCTCTGGTCCATCAAGGTTGTCGATCGGGGCGCCGGGGTTATAATTGCAGATATTCATCCAATACTGAATGGTATCCACGCCCCAGGGGGCGGTTCTTGGGCTGCTTGGGGTTGGCTGTGGCTGCGGCGTTACGCCGGTTCCACCGCCCGCGTAAGCGTCCCAGGCAGCGTGATCGCCATAAAAGACGTTTAAGTCCAATCGGTCACCCCAGCCCGCTAAACGGCCACCAGAAGTGTACTGAAGCATGGCCGCATCGCTCCAATAATGGATCGGATACATAGGCGCGTCCGGCCAGTAGCCATCACAGGTATCGGCGCTGTAATAAGCCACCCATAAGCCATAATCCCCGGCCATGACCGCGCTCCAATCCCATTCGTCGACCACGGAGCCGGACATGTAAATCATGGGCTTAATGCCGGTGCGGGCCTGCACTCTGTCCAGAAACGCCTTGGCATAGCCGGGGCCGCAGTTGACGGCATCGGTTTCCCAGTCCAAAACCAGAATGGCTTCCCCAATATAGCCTTGGATATTATCCACGAAATAATCCGCCTCGGCCACCCCGGAGCTGTTCCCGTCCGCGAAGTGGTACACGCCCAGCTTCTTTCCGGCCGCTTTAGCCTGCTGGTACGCCCGGTCACAGTCGTCGTTGATGTAGTCAAGCCCCTGGGTTGCCTTAATGATCACAAAATCGGATGGCACCGCTGCGGTGTCAATGCCTCTTTGCCATGCACTGATATCAATACCGTTTAACATTATTCCTTACCTCCATTTTTATCTTCTGTTTCAGACTTCTTTTTTAAAATCTCAATGGCCTTTGTGATGGCTTCTGGAATCGGAACACCCATCAAGCCCATATTTTCCACAATGCTCAACATTTCATTCACGCAGTACGCAATGACCACCGCGTCCCGGACGAAGTTTGTGCCGATCATAATGTCTAACCGACACGCCACCAGGACCACTAAAAGGACCATTCCTTTTCTCAGCAGCCCCATAAAGGCCGCGTTTGATCCCAATGCGCCGCTGTCTGTTTTCGTGCTGTTCTTAAACACTCCGGCCACAATTAAGCCGGTAATGTAGTCCACACCCATAAAAATAAGCAATGTTATCAGCGCGGCGTCCCAACCACCAAAAAAGCCGGCAATGACACCGCCGACTGCTCCAATGCCCGCAATTACCGGGCCTTTTACTGTTATCATGTTTTCCATTGTTTATTCTCCTATTTTATAAATGCAATATTAACTGCTGGGATATTGATCTGAAATTTTATTTATAATTAAATAACCGTCCCGTAGTGCAGTTCCTTTAACTCCGCTTGCTAAAAAAAATGTCACTCGAAGATACGAAGCAACAACCTGATAGCAAGTTGTTCCAGTGAAAGCATATATAAATTTGCTCGCATCCTGTGAGCCGTTCACTCTACTGCCTGGGATATCTCCAAAATCAGTATAATTTTCGTCTGTAACACTACAAACCACCTCAAGCGCGGTGTTCGGTTCTGACTCAAGCTCTAACAATGAATTAAATTCAAAAGTGTAGGCTCCTGGACCTGCTAAATCAATCGACCCATCGGCAGCAAGCGTTGCGACGCTTTGATTTTGTACATAATTTACTAAAGGAAAAATCCCACCATCGGCATCTGCAATGAAGCCTTTTTTTATTTTAAAGGCTGCACACCCGCCAGTTGTACCGCCGGAACCGGATTGTCCCTGGGGAATCCCAAAATTGAGAACCGCCGCGTTTTCGGTACCGCTGTTATTGACTGTGGCGGGCTGCCCGGGTTGAAGGGTAGTGACGGTTCCGACTTTAACCGTTGCTGCTTTTCCATCGGCGCCTTTTGCCCCGGGCGCACCGTCTTTACCATTGGTTCCCGGAACCCCCTGTGGGCCGGTCGCCCCTTTGATATTGCCTGTTTTGACCCAGGCTCCAGTAGCTTTGCTGTACACATCATAGGTTGTTGTATTAATATAAAAATCGCCGGTCTTTCCCTGGTTGGTTGGTGCCACATTTCCAAACAGCCAGGTAGCGCCGTCGGCGCCTTTGGCTCCGGGTGCTCCGTCCTTCCCATTGGTGCCATTCTCTGGGACGGCTTTTTTATCGGTCTTTGTCCCATTTATCTCCCAGTAACCATCGGCGGATATGGAAATTTCGGGTGAAACACCATCAACGCCGTTGCGTCCGTCTTTCCCGTCTGTTCCGGGCGGCCCGGTCGGTCCCTGGGCCTTTTGTCCGGTATCCTCCCCGTCGATATAGAAATTTCCGTTTACTCCGATTGTAAGAATGCTGGTGTCGCCTTTGGCTCCCCGGCTGGGCTTTCCGGTATCCACGCCATTCACAAACCAGTTTTCATTGGCACCAATGGTGATGGTTGGCGTTGGTCCTTCTGGACCGATTACGTTGTAGCCTTCCGGCGGTGTTGGGTCATTATCCACAATAAAATTCAAAATCCCATTGGTGATCACGGGTTTCCAGGTCTTAACTTTGGCCGCTTCGGTGGTGGCGGTATTTGCTGCGGTCTCGGCTCGTTCGGCGCTGGTTTCGGCGGCGGTTTTACTTTTGTCCGCTGCGGCTGCACTGGCTGCCGCGTCGCTGGCTTTTTCTTCGGCGCTTCTGGCACTGGCTTCGGCGGCATCCTGTCCCTCTTTTGCCGCTTTCGCACTGTTCGTTGCTTCGGTCGCTTTTGCGGTTGCGGTTTCGGCGCTTCTTTGGGCTGCTGCGTCGGCTGACTCAGCGGCATTTTTAAATTGCTCAACCAGTTTTTTATCGCTTTCGACTTCTTTTTTTTGCCTTGACTGCCGCGTTTTCAGCAGCTTCAGCAGCCTCGCGCGCCGTTTCGGCACCCATCTCAGAAGCTTCTGCTTTTTTAGCGGCGGTTTCAGCTCCCGTTTGGGCTATTACCGCGTCATTTTTAGCTTTCGTTGCCTGCGATTCAGCGATTTCAGCCGCAGCTTGTGCGGCTTCGGCTGCTTTTTGAGCCTTTTCTGCGTCCTCCACTTCCTGCCAAATATCTTCCTTCGACGCGAGCTCTTTCACATCTCCCGCAGCGAACGCCGCATATACTTTTCTTGTACCGTCTATGGTGACCGCCAGCTCACCGGGCTTCATCTTTTCTGGCCGAAAATCCGCACCGGCGCCACGGCGCATCTGTATTGCCATTTAGCTTCCCTCCTTTGCCGGGCTTGCTTGTGTTTTGCTCTGAGCAGTTTGAGCGGATTGTGCTTTGAACGCTTCCAGCAACTCTTCTTTTGTCCCGGTTTTTGTTTCGGTTAACGGTTTAGCCAATTCAAGCACGGCACTAGCGTAAAGCCTGTTTTTGGCGTCTTTGATATTTTGAGACAGTCGAGCCACAACCCCCTCAATGTCCGTGATATCCAGTCCGTATTGGCTGCTCATCTCGGTCAGGCGGCTGTCCATTTCGTGGTAAACAGCATCCATATTAGCCATTTTCGTGATATTAATGCCTTCCAAAGTAAATCACTCCCTCCTGTTTCTTTGGTTTTTCTCCAAACCACCCCTCATCTGGTGTGGCCACGATCGTCTCGTTTCCTTGGCTTTCCTCAAAAACGATGCGCCAGCCGTCTCTCAAAAACCGATCCGACTGTTTCTCTGGATCGGACAAATACATTTGCACATTATCTTTTACTGCCTTGTACATTTTTCTCCTCCCACTGGCTTATAGCGCTGAACAAAGCAGACCGTTTACAAAATAATATGTTGATTTTTCCCAGCGAAGCGCTCCCTGTAACTCCACAATATTTGTGATGACAGACATCGATCCACTGCCGCACATATTGCTGACGCCGGACTGCCCGGCCATCGTCGCTAACCGCTCTGCTTTTATGTCAAGAAACTCTGTTTTTATCTGGAATCCCCTGTAATTGGTGCCTTGATAGGTGATGGATGCCGCACAATCAATCAGTCCACGCTGCTTTCCGGCAAAATAGCCGTAGATTGTGCCGCCTTCAATCATAATCTGTCCCATCGTGCTGTAGCCAGAAACCAATTTTCCAAGAAATTCGCAGCCTTCTTTGAATTTTCCTTTTGACGCGATGAGCCCATCCTTGTCAAGTGTGGCAACGACAGCTCCCGAGTCGTTATAAACCCAGATTTGACCCGCTTCGTTATTTTTATTTCCCGCTTGAAGCGTGCCTCCTTGGATCAAATCCGCGCTTAACATCCCAGTTTTAATATATGATGCATTGAAATATAAGTTGCCACTACTATCGGAGTACAGACCTTGCCATTCACCGTTATTGGTCAATTTATTAAAAACCTCTTCTTGGGTCAAAGCCGTCGCATCCTTAATCATCGAAACGATCGTTCTGGCGTAAAGTCCTTGCCTGGGGAAACCCCCTTGCCAAAATGAGGGTGCCGCCGTTACGCGGATGCCTGTCCACGTTTGGTCCTCTAATGTGTAGGTTTTCGTATATCCAGTGACTTCCTGGTCATAGTCAACGACCTCCCATGCGATGCCGTCCGTTGTTTTCTCCAATAACCATGCGGCAGCCTGAACCGTTTCATCCAAATTGGTGCGTTTTGCACAACGAAAAGTGACACTTCCGGGTGTTAGCCCTTCGTCGGTAACCGTGACGGTCTGGGCGCTTGGGGTTACAACATACACGACGCCGTCGGCGCCCGCCTTATTTTTTGAAACCTGAAAAACACCGGTTGCTTTTCGGTTTTGATAGGTTACCGTAAAGGTCACTTTTCCGGTTTCACCTGTTAAATTTGTCACTTTATATCTGTGGGCCGATGCGTCCCAAGTGCCCGTCACTGACGAATCGGCTAAAACCGAATACGCCGCTGCGTCGCTCACATCCTGGGAACCAAACATCGCCTTCACCGTTGTTTCACACTCCGTATAGTCGCCAGTTCCATCTGCTTTTGTCGGAATCCCAAAATAGTCATTCATTTGCAGGTAAAAGCTGGTGGCAATCTCTATTTGTTCAGGCATTGCCACCGGATTGCTTCCGATTGACAAGCGCTCGGCATTGATGCGCACAGCCCCGGTTTCCATGGACGCATAAAACATTTCTCGTCCCTGTTTATCCTTGACCACCAGCTCGCCTGCATTAATCCAGTCGGCATTGATCCCCACCGCAGCGAGCACATTAACCACCGCATTCGCGTTTTTATCAATGCCTGCTGAGTAGGTCTTGCCACCGTCTTGGGAGATAAAAAAACCATCGGCAGTGATTTTATAAACCACCATACTCTCAGCCAGTTTGGGTTTATCATGCATATAGGTTATCCGGCTGCCGTCCTCTAAGGTTTCAACCGTTTGATAATAGCCCATGGCGTTCATGGCCAGTTGATTCATCTGCGTGACGTATTGGTCGTATGCCGAAAGTTTCGCTTCCGTGTTACGGTCGGCCTCAACAAGGGCCTTCGTGATTTCGGAATAGCGCTTTGAGGTGTTGCGGCTGGGCGTTTCTGCGTCGGTTGAGATGCGCTCGTAACTGCCGATCGTATAGGTCAGATTGGTAATATAGCACGAATACGTATTTCCTTTACGGTCTGTCACATACGCAGCATCTCCGGCTTCAATGGATGGATCACCCAGACAAGAGGCGGACATCTTACGAAAGCGCATGCCGACCATTTTCTTGCCCAAATGCGCCGCGACGGTTTCCGCCTGACCATAGCAAATCAAGGGGTTGCCTGTAATCTCCAGAACATAGCCCACACGCCCATAAAGGACCGTTTCCCCTTTTAATGTTTCGGTGCCACGCTTTACCTCATCTGAAGCCGTTACCCGGATTCCGGTAATCACAACATCGTCGGTGGCAACCTTCAGTCCCGACAACGCATAGATATGATGGCAGTTCGTCCAGGCGCTTTGATCAAATTCCCCACCATCAACCGCACTGCCGCTGGCATAATCTGCAAAGTTTCCGCCGTCTGCACAGTCACCGCTTTGATAGTCCGGGGCACCGTTATCAAAACAACCACCGTCCAAACCATTGCTTTCAAAAACTGTCTGGTCATACCACTTCAGTTCCAGTTGCCCATCCGTGTTACACCGGGCATAGCACCCCGCAATCTGCGCACAGTGGGATAAAATTTCCCGCCACGTTACCTGCTCGTTACTTTTAAAGGGGTTTTTCTGGATAACATAGGTGTCAAAATCAAAGGTATTGGTCCCAAGAATCACGCCACATTGGTTACAAGCGTGCCGCACAATCGACTGCATCGTTGCAGGAAAGGTCAGGCTCCCATCATAGTTACGGTCAAATTTCTCCATGTTATCAAGGGCTTCAATGGATAAAATACTGGCGCTGGCTTGCGGGTCGTCTGCGTTATAGACGCCCTTCTTAAGCCATTCCATTGTATTTCCAAGGGACTTTCCAACCCACACAGTAATCACAGCATCAGTAAAATCAACATTTGAAAAGGTATCCTTGATGTTGTTTAGGGATAGCGTTAACTTCCCGATGACCGCTGCACCAACATCAAAAGTGCTGGTACTGCTCGTGCCATCATCAATCTTGACACCTTCCTGAAAAATATCGGTTTGATCGACTTGAAGGGTTTCACCGTTTTTTAAAAGGATCGTCGCTTTGGCCACACAATGGCTGTTTTCAAGCAGCGCGTCTTTAAAGGCATTACTTGTATGAATCATCGCTTATCACCTCTCGATAATGTCAAACGCCACTTGTGTATAGCGTTTGTACTGGGTTGCCCAGTTGCGCATGGGTGCGGAGCGGTCGCCGGCGTAAAATTCCCGGCGTTCACGCTGGCCACTCAAAGCGTCCGGATAGGTCACATAAAAATATTCTGCGTTAAAAGCCTGGAGGATCGCTGCGGTTTCTTCGGGTGTTGGATTATTCCAGGCGAGTTTAATTTTTCTTTTTTGAGCGATCCGGTTTTTGTGCATGAGGGTATCCTCCGTGCGCCCGGCATCAGAACTTGAAACATCCTGTAATCCCCATTCAAAAACAGCGGGGTCCTTGACTGGGACCCCATTCACTTCAATCATTGCCATTGCCTTCCTCCTAAATCTTAACCGTAGCGGAATAACGACGGTCTGCTTTTTCTTCCCCGCGACGCACTGTTCGATAAAGCGTCTCTGTATCCGCGATAATCGTGAGTTCAATGACAGGCTGCAGGTCGTTTTGCCCACTTCCTGTAAAAAACATGGCAGCCTCAACCACTGCTTCCTTAACGCCTTCTTTGATCCCTTCGACGATCTGGCTGTTATTCGCAACCACATTTCGGTTCCCCATTCGTCCCACCAGCTCCGGACCATTTTCACGGGCAATAAACATTTCTCCCATACCTGGGAATCCGCCTTTGGCATACCATCCTACGTGAAAATCCGGAATCGGAATGGACAGGTTCCCGAGTTTTACGTCACGCCAGTTCCAGTCAATGCGTGGCGTTGGAATGTGGAATGAAGAGAATCCATCCGCAAAAGAGCGAATGGCGCTTCTGCCAATATCCCATAAATTACCAATACCACTGGTAATCAAATCCGATACGCCTGACACGGCCCACCGTATCTCATCTTTATGATTTTCATATCCGGTCTTTATGGCGGTGACAATGTCAATCCCTTTTTCCTGGCAGGTATTCACAATATCGCCAATCGCGTTAAAGACTTCATTTTTGGCGTTCCGTAAACCCGATAAAAAGCGGCTTTCTTTGACGCTCTCGTAGCCGTTTTTCAAACCTTCAACAACGTCTTTACCTTTTTCAAACACCCACTCTTTTGCGTTCCCCAACACCTCCCGAACTTTGTTCGGCAGGTCAGCAAACCATGCGAGCACGGAGCCAATGCTGTCGAGGATTCCCTGAAAAAAGCCGGCAATAAGATTCCCGCCGATTTCCATCATTACGGTGGAAGGGCTGTGAATGCCAAAGGCGCTCATAACACCTGAAAGAAAAGGCCACGCTATATTGTCCCATATCCAAATAAGGATATTGCCAATTGCGTCCGTAATGCCTCTTAAAAAACCTAATCCGACACTACCGCCGCATTCTGCAATTTTTTCTTCAAAGTAAGGACCAATCCCAGAAAAAGCATCACCGATCAGTCCGAATAGAAAGGCTGCTAATCCGCCTAATAATGAGCCTAACAACTCAAACAGTCCTCTCACAATTCCAGCCCAGTCAATGTTCATCAGAAAAGTTCGTACCGATTCACCAAGCTGCCACCAGTCAATCCGCTGGACAGCTGTAATTAACATCTCCAAAAGCCCTTTTGCGCCATTGGAAAGTGTTTGCCCAACATAAGCCCAGTCGACGGTTGATGCGATGCCGTTGATTCCGTCGGCGATCGCTTGTCCCAATGAAGCCCAATGAAAATTCTCGACAAACGTCCCCAAAAACATAAAGGCCGTGTTAAAGCCTTCTGCCAGGGTTGCCCCAACTAAACGCCAGTCGGTCGCTTCGATAAAGCCGTTCAAGAAGGTGGCGATGCTTTTGGCAATGCGCGCGGTCGTCTCTTTGATCTGGTTCCATGGAATGCTGGCGAGCGCTGCATTCAGCTTATTGCCAACAGTGGCGCCGATTTCGGTAAAGTCCGCGGCGGCCCAGGCATCTTTAATCTTTTGCGCAAAATCCTGAATTTGCTGCGGGATTGAAACTTCTTCAAACATATCGCCTGGCGAAATCCCGCCGATGTCACTGGAACCCGGGGTGTCCGCGCTGCTGGCAGCGTCGCTGTGGTCATCCAGCTTATTAATCTCATCAAAACCTAAAAGGGTCCGTTGCAGCTTCCGATTTGCCGCATCGGCTTTATCGGCACTGCTGGTCTGTTTATCTAAACTCGCAGCGTAATCCTGTTGGACTTTTTTCGCCCGGATGAACGTGCTTTGACCCGTTAAGCGTGCAATCAGCATCCCGGCAGCCGTGACCGCCTGGGAAATTTTCTGAATCAGGACATTTAAGATGGGGGCTACCACATTTAAGATCGGTGCAAAGGCTGTTGCCAGACTGTTTTTGAGCTGCGTCAGGCTGGACATCAGCATGGAGAGGCTGGCGTTGGTCGCGCTGCTGTACTGTGCCAGGTTCTGCATCCCCTGTTTGGCCCCCTCAAGGGCGCCGCGGATCAGGAAGCTGGCAAGCATAAACTTTGCGGTCATGCCGAGTGTTCCGAGGATGCCGCCTAAACGATGGCCGCTGCTCCCCATCCCGTTCATGGCACTTGTCAGGCGCCTGACGCCTGGAATGCCTGTGATAAACCGCTGAATGAGCGCGGCAAAGGCTCCGCCAGCCCGCTTAATTGATGGCGTCACCCGGTCAAAAGCGGCTTTCATGCCGCCTATTTTTGCAACAATATTGGAAGCTGCGTTGCGAAGTCCGGCAAACTGGAGGCCCTCGCCACTCGCTTTCAAGCGCTGCATAGACCGTGTTGCGCTGTTGATCCGCTGCTCGGTCCGGCTGATCTCAGATTGAAGGTTGTTCCAGGCATTGCTGCCAACATCCTTCCCGGACGCCTGCATACGCTGCATTTCTTCGTTATACTGGCTCAGCTTGCCTCTGGTCTCCTGTATCCGGCTGCTGAGGCTCTGCATTTCCTTTGTCGCATTAAAAGCGCCACCTTCTTTCCGGAGGGCGTCCATTCGCGCCTGAAGCTGCAGGATCGCCTGCTCAGCTTCCTTCACTTCCGCCTGAAAGCTTTTTGGCACTGCACTGTCAGGCAGTCCCATGGATTTCCAGTTGCTCCGGGTATCCTCCAGGCCGCTCAACCGGCTTCGGGCAGCCTCCATCTGTTTTGATAGACTCGCATAGCTGTCTGTTGGCTTTACGCTTTTTCCAGAGGCTTCCAGAGCCTTTTGACGGGTCTGAAGCGCAGCCAATGCTTTCTCAGCTTTTTCAGCCGCAGCGCTCAGCTTCTGGTATTTCTCAGACAGCTGTCGGTCTGCGCCTTCTGCTTTTAAATCCCGTTGCTTTTGGTTCAGGCGTTCTAAGGATTTCTCAGCCCGGTCAATATCGGCCTGAAGGGCCTTGTATTCATCGGTATAGGTCTTGATGCCTGAGTCCACCTGAAAGTCCTTGATTTTATCGCCGATATTGGCTTTGATCTGCTTCAGCACGTTTTGTACCTGCTTCAGCTTACCAAGAGACGGGTCGCTTGCGATACCCTTTAGCGGATTCTTAACAGCTTCTGTTGCCTGATTGATGGCTTTCGTGGTCTTCTCTGTTTCAGAGAGCGCCTCTTTAAGCGCTTTTTTATACTGGGCTGTGCTGCCCTCAATGACCACCTGCAGCTTTTCAAGCACTTCACTCATTCGGGTTCACCTCCTTTCTGCTTTTTTCTTCGACGGTTAAATTCCCGGACATAGTCCAGACGCCGCGCTTTGTAATCTTCCATCGCATCTGCGGCCATTCGGGTCTCATACTGCGTTTTTTCGTCGGCGTACAGCTCAGGGTAATACTCCCATACTTTCGGAATCTCACCCTTTCCGTCCATGGCCATGGCCAGATAGCGGGCGTTGACCTCTGCCATAATGAAATCCTGGTTGATCCGCTGTTTGGCCTGCTGCCGTTCAATACGGCGATGGCTTTCCATCAAATCACAGATTTCCATGGGCGAGGCATTCCAGAAATCAGCCGGCGAAATCCCGCAGTCCAGTGCCAGTGAGTACAGGTTCGACAGCTGATCCGACAGGGTGCTTACAGCAGCTCGTCCACGTCTTTCAGGTTTTCCATCATGGACGCTGCCTGTTTTTCGGTAAAAAAACCTGAAACCGCCAGGGTCGGCATGAGTACCTCAGTAAAGAGTTCCATCTGATTGCCGCCTTCCAGAAGCCACCGGTCATACAGCTTTTGGACATCCTGATAAGCAATCCCATGTTCCCAGGGCGCAATGGCTGCCTGGATAATGGTCAGCATGATGGAAAGCGGCGGGATGCCGCCATCAGAAACAAGGGTCAGCATATTGGTGCGGTATTTGCTTTCCAGCCTCCCGATCATGGCCGTGGTCAGCTTCAGCTTGTAGTCTTTGCCGCTTACCCGCCAATAATGAAAGGGCTTCCGCTTTGGCTTTTCCGGTTCCTTCCTCAAAACCAGTATTTGATGCTTCAATGTTCATTTCGTTATCTAATCCGTATAAATCACTCATTGCTTACTCCTTTATTAACTTCCTGCCCCGCTTGTGGGGTCGGTAAATTCCAGATTGCTCTGCACCATCATGGTTAACTCGAATTCGATGACGCCGTTCACGCCGCCGCCTGTGCGTTTCACCGACACCTGGGCATCGTAGGCAGTGGCCGTGCCATCTTTCAGGGTTTCCTGAAAGCTCAGCACCTCCCCAGCGGCCTGCGCCTCACGCATGACCCGGTAAGGCGAATCGGCTTTTGTGTTATCATATTTGAATTTATAGGTCATTTCCGGAAGGTCGCCGATGCCCTGTTCATACATCTTATTGGCATCCGTCAGGCAGGTGTTTTCCACCTTTTCGGGTTCAACGCCCATTTCCGGGATTTCTTTCAAGCCGGGCAGGTCGGTATAGGTAGCGCCGCCCTTTTTCTTGAAGCCTAGTTTTGCTCCGTTTGCTAACATGTTTTCACACTCCTTTTCATTTAATTCGGCCAGTAAACATCGTCACTCTCCATGTCGATGATGGCCTCATAGCGCATGACTTTATGCTTTAGCCCCGATGGGTCCGGGGTATCCTGGCACAAGGTCCGGACCAGTCCAAGGGCCGCCAGTGCTTTATCCACTTTGATCGCCTCCGGAGAGGTGGACCGGTTGTGCCAGATATCGACTTTATAGCGCACATACGCCTTATCTTCTTTGTCGGTTTTTTCATAAACCTTGTTGTCTTCCTCAATGTACTGGATCACTGGGAAGTCCGCCCAGTCCTTTGGGTACTGGTCGGACACATTGTCAAAAGCGGCATCCAGCGCCGCGTAAACCTGGTCTTTTACATTTTTCATAGCTGCTCCTTTGCAAATCGCGCGATGATCGCTAAAATGGCGTCTTCATTGTTCTTCAGCGCCGGGTACATAAAAGGCTGGGCCGCCTGGCCGTAGCACTTATAAAAGCGCCCGTTTTCCGTGTCGATATGGAAAAAGCGATAACGCTCAGCAACATCCCGCCCGATCTGGCTTTCGTGAATCCACCAGCCGGTTTGACTGTAGGACATTGCGACATCCGGGGAGATGCCGTCATGATCGGCCTGGCCTTTGGGGCCGGTGCCGAACTCGACATAGGGCGCATATTGTTTGTTGGTGTAGCAGGTCCCTCGAATCTTGCCGTCTTTGTTTTCTACCGCTGTAAAGATACTTTCTCTCAGTTCGCCGTCGTGCACCGGGCAATTGGCCTTTGCGTCCTCCTGGACAAGGGAGATCCCTTTTTCAATGCCTTGCCGCAGCTCCATTTCAGACAGTGTCCTCAGCTTCTTTTCAAGCTCTAACGCCCCCAGAATCATATCTTTTCCGCCTCCAACCGCAAAATTTTGTAGGGTTTCACGGCGATAATTTTGTAATCTGGCGGGCGGTCCGGGCCAACATCCAGGCAAAGGCCGTCCCCTTCCACAATATCCGGTCCGTCCTCAAAAACATAGTGCACCACATCTTTTGAATCCGCCGTGATGGTGTAAGGGCCTTCAAGCCGCAGGTTCCGGATATTGGACAGGCGCTCACCGTACAGCTCTGCCTGCAGCTTGCCGCTGCCCGGCCAGAGTTCGGCTGTAAAAGAAGTCGCCGCGCCATAATCGGTGTAGGTGTTGCCCTCGCTGTCTTTTTTCAGGCTTTTACGCCGGTGATGGTATGTCTTCAGACGACTGCGTTTGATTTTCATAGACCTTTCCTCCCACCCGGACCAGACGGTATTGGTTTAAAATAGCGTATATATGCTTTGGGGCAGTGTCAAAGCTGTAGCGCTCACCGCCCTCACTTCGGCCTGTTTCACCCTCTGTGCCCATCCGGTTCAGCGCGATCACCGCCAAGTCCCGCACGGGCTTTTTCAATGCTGGAATCAGTTTTGACCGGTTGGTGTAGCCGAGAACAAAAGATTCTGCGTCTTCCAGGACGACGGTAATTAAATTTTCATCACTCTCACCTGTCAGCAGCTTAATCTTTTCTGCCTCTGTCAACTAAACCACACCTTTCAGGACTGCCAGGAGTTCCTCTTTCGTCAGACTTGAGTAGCCTTCAATCTCTTTTTCTTTGGCAATGGCTTTTAATTCCGCCACTGTTTTTGTGTTGATGTCTACGTCTGCCTGGTCAGCCTCTGCGGCATCCCCGCCAATCGGCCGGAATCCCTGGGCTTTCAGTTTTTCAATCTGAGCTTCTGTAACGGCGACACGCTCAACGTTCTTTCGAATCAGTCTCATGGCTCATCCCCCCCATCACACGGACGGCTTAGCGTCTTTAATGCTCAGGTAGATGGAGTCCAGTTTATTATCCAGTACCCAGATATCATGGAAACGGCGGTAGTCCATCTGCCAGGCGTTGAGCTTCTGATTGATGGTCGGGTCGAAGATACGCATGATATCCTGTTTGGTAATGGCGATCGGAGTCGCTGTTGGCAGGATCACAAAGTTCAGATCCAGCGCTTTCGTTCCCTTTGCGTAGCCGCCCGCTTCCTGTCCAGAGGTGGTGCCGTCATTGATGGTGATTGCAGAGTACATCCGGTTGGCTGGTGTCGCGATAATCGGTACGCCGTCAATGGAGGGCACCTGGGTATTAATACCGCCCTTGGAAAAGGTGACGGCCATAATCTTTCCGGCCAGCTCAATCTCCAGTTCCAGGATGAAACCTGGTGTCGCATGAATCACCAACGGGCCATTATAACCAGCTTCACGGACGGCCTTAATGCCTTCTTTTACCTTTCTCAGTGCGGAGGTGTTCGCTGCGCCGGGAGTGTATCCGTAGTCAATCATCCCCGCTTTGTCCGCCGTGATGGTTTCAGATGCGATTTTGGAAATACGGTAGGCGTCAATTTCCGGAACCACGTGCATTCGCTGAAACTCACCCATAACAGATGCTGCCGTGGTGACAAAGTTGTTTTCGTTGATATCCATGGGGTCCAGCTGGAACTTGCGGCCACGGTCCTGTGTCATGGTCCTGGTTTCGTAGGTGAGGGTTACCCCGCCCTGCACATAACCGTTATCCCGGTCATAGTCCCCCATGCCCTGTACAGACATTTTTGGAATCTTGACTTCTGCGCCGCCATTGTAAATGACCTGGCCGGCGTTGGCGTCCATCCAGCCCGTCACGGCATCCTGGATGGCGACTTTATCCAGTGTGTTCTGAAATAGTGTCGCGGTTGCTAATGTGTTAATTGCCATAATTTATGCTTCCTTTCAATTTATATTTATACTTTTCCCATCATCAGGTTTTCGACCTGTTTTGCAAGGTCGGTGTCGTCCTGTGACGGGGCTTTCTTTGGTGGTTTGTCGCCCTTAAGCCGTTCTTCCACAGAAGCCTTAACGGCTTCCTTAAAAGCTTTTTCAACAGCTTCAATGGACTGTTTGCAGGCATCGGCGTTTGAATAGTTAAGCACCTCTGCCAGACTGACCGGCAGCTTTTTCTCAGCCAGGGTGTTCTTTGCCTCTGCTGCCAGCTCACGTTTTGTGATCGCAGCTTCACGGTCAGCCATTTCTTTTTCTTTTTTCTGCTGCAGGTACTGCGCCTTTTCCTTTTCAGTCATTTTTGCCAGTTTCTCAGCCTCGGTGGCCTTCTCATCAAAGAGCACCTCTAACTTAGAACGCTGCGTCTCCAGGGCTTTCTGTACCCTTCGGTCAAACTCAGCTTGATAATCCTTATTGCTCAAAATTTCCTCAAAGGTTTTTGGCGGCTTTTCCTGCGGTTTTTCTTCGGGAGCGCTTTCTGCGCCCGCTGCATTATCTATCCCTTCGCCTGCTCCGTCCCCTCCATTGTCGGCGGCGTCCTCAGCGAAAAGCTGCAGATTCATGGGAATCAGTTCATCGTTTGGGTATTTCATTCGGGTTCCTTTCTGCCCCGGCTCGTTCAAAGCCCAAGCCGTTGCACTTAAATTTCATAGTTTACCCTCGTTTCGGAGCATGAAAAAAGGCGCATTACCCTGCGCCTTATGGGAGATATCAGATCACCTCCTACTTCCCTCTGCCTTTTTTGCCGCCTTTACCGCATTTTAACAGCATGTCCCTCACCTGCCTTTCCTGATTTTGGGTATAAAAAAACCGCTGAAGTTTATTCAGCGGTTATAGTCCTTTTTTATCACATTCCTATTACTTCAAAATCCTGCCAGACATCTTTCAAGGATTTCCCATTAACGGCATGATGTTCGATCATATCCTGCGCATTCTGATAGTAAATACCATCGCCATCCGGACAGATCGCGATGTAAGGAGTTCCGTTGGTGGAAATATTATATCGGGTGCCATAAAGATAAAACTCAATATCAAGGCCGGTATCAATTGCCCATTTCAATTCCTGAAGACTTTCAAGCCTTGCAAAATCTTTTCCATCAATCATTGTTATTCCCTCCTCTCAAAATATCCTTATTGGCAATTCTGTCGCCAAGCTTTAGGGAAACGTCATGCGCATCGCTTCGTTTGATACTTCCATCCTCAAATTCCTGCCACCCGTGTTTGTGGGGCACAACGGGATGCCGCTTAGCATTTCCGTGATCCGAGACGTCAATATCAAGCCTTGGCTTTCCAGTCCGGCCATAATACCGTCTTTGTACAAGCTGGCCGTCTTTATATTTATCATAAACGCTGTTCGGCGGCCCATTGAAAGGCGCTGCCCTTTCAGGACCAAAAGCATGATTTTTCAGCGCTTTACGCTGCCAATTAACATCTCGGTAGGCCTCTTTAAGTTCTGTCCAGCGTACACTATTATTATACTTCATTTCCTGGAATTTATCCAGGTTTTCAGGCACTTCGTCTGCAAGGACCTTTCGGTATTTTTGATGCTGTGAACGGTCAGCTGTCCGGTTCTTCAATTTCTTTTCTTCCCGTTCAACCGCTGGCTTACCCCTCACGTATTTGTCGTACCATTGTTCATAGGTCATGGAACGTGGCACCTTAATGCGTTTGCCCGTGGCGGGGTCGATGGCGGTGCGCTGCATTTTTGCGATCAAAGATTCATCCACCACTGAAATGGTTGTTGACCGGCACCAGGGGTGCATCGGCGGGCAGTTCACGCCAGCCTTGCGGTCCTTTACCAGAAACAGTTTACCGTCCAGTCCCCGACATATTTCAGAGGTGCGCAGGTCGAGGGTTGCCAGGTACTGGTATTTCTCAACGCCGCATTCCTCGTAGGCTTTAAAATTAAGCTCGGTGGCCAGATAGTTGCTCTCGGTTCGGACGAGGCGTCTTGCTTTGCTGGCTCCTTTACCGAACTTGTTTTGTATGATCTCGGCCACTTCCCGGTTCGTGCGGCCAGTGACCAGGTTGATGAGCAGCTCCTGCTTCAGTTCCTGTGCTAACAGCCGGGTATTCTTCCAGATGCGTTCGGAATAGTTTTTTCCAGACCATTTCCGGTTAATGGCTGCCTCGATCTGCCTGGCGGAAAGGTAGGAAAACCCAAAGGCCGCCTCTGCCTGCTGCTGGAGATCAAAGATGCCCCGGTAGTAGGCTTCATTGCCAAGGTCCACATAATGGCTGCGGTTTTTCTGTTTTTCCTGATCGTATACCTCGGTCATGATCTGGTCAATCTGGTTTTGCAGCTGCTTCAAGCGTTCGAGGCGGGCCTGATAGGCTGGTGCTTCCAGTTTTGCAAGCAGTTCTTTCCGATGATCCTCGCCATTTCTGAGCTTTTGAAGCAGTTCATCCAGAGATGCCTTATCCTGCAGCTGATTAATCAGGCGGTAAGCTTCTGCTTCAGTCAGACGGTGCTTTGTCTGATATTTATCGAAAATTGCGTCTGCCTGATGGCTGATGTATCCGGATGCCTTTTGGTACAGCTTCGCGATCTGATCGGCGGCGTCCTCAGCCTTTTCCATGTAATGGTACATGTTCTGAACTTGCCGCTGCTCCCAGTAGGAAAGCCTATGCTTCGTCATCTTCCTCGTCCTCTACTTCAGGCCGTGTGTTCGATTCATTACCGAAGATTTCCTTTTGCTTTTGGAGGTTCTCTTTTTCTTCCTGCTGTACAGCTTTAAGCTCTTCATCGGGATCATCGACAAAGGGCACCTGGGACAGCAGCGTCTTTTTACTGACCTTCCCCCAGAGGTTCGCCACGTATTGGCTGATCTCCAGTAAATTTTTAGGCATCGCCCGTGTGAAAACCGGCGAAACACCTGAAACATCGATTGAAACGGCTTTTTTACCGAGGAAGTTCGCAAAAATACGAAGCCGTTTCCGGAGGCCTTTTTTGTAGTATCGGGTCTTGATCTTGGTGATGTTCTCCATGCCCAGTAACTTGAACTCCATGGCCACACCAGAAACGTTGCCGCCGAACGCCTCATCGGTCAGACACGGGATATGGCTGAACTTGTGGATATCCTGCTCAATGGCTTTCTTCAGGATTTCAACGCCAGCCTCGTCAAAGGTGCGGGTGAGATATTCCGCTTTTGCATCAGCGGGCAATTCAAGCAGCTTTTCCTGATTCAGCCGCTTTCTGGCCGCCTCGGTCCCCTTTCCATCGCCCTCTTTTTCGTCATCCTCATCTGAAAGCAGGGCGCCGTACAGGGCAAGGATCGCGTCAATAAACTGTTCCTTGTCAGTGATGCGGTCGCTCATGAGCGCATTGTAGGCATCAATCAAGGGGATTTGCAGCTCATAGTCTCCAATGGCCAGCTTGTTATTGCGGTATTCGATGATGGGAACAGCGTCCATAAAATGGGGCTTTGCGTCTTCTGTAAATGCCTGGGACCCTTCGATGTCCTGGATGTCCATGACATATTTATAATTGCGGGTCACGATGGTCGCCACGTATACGGTGTTGGTTTTGTCGGTAGAATCGACTTTTGCATAATAATAAACAGCAAAGAGCTCATGCTGCTCAATGCTGTCATCGTAAACCATGAAAGTATTTTTAGGACTGAGGTTTTTGATCTGAAGCTCTGTCTCACCTTCTTTGGCATAGATGTATTCATAGGCCCGGCCATAGATGGACAGGTCCAGACCATTGTCCCCATCGGCTTCATCCGATCCTGCGCTTTCCAGTGCTTCTGTCAGCTTCGTGACGTCCGCTTCGGCTTTGTAGGATACTGGATTGCCGATAAAGTAGGCGCTGGCCGTGTCTGCAATATCTTTGGCATGATTGCATACCAGTTTATTCTCGCGGTCAATATCGTTCAGTATCTGATGCCTGCCCTCATAGTAGTTCTCCAGCTTCTGCAGGCGCTCAATGCCGGATCGGTGTTTGAGGATCAGATGCCGGATGGCCTGCTTATCAATGTTTTGTTCGTCAAATTTTTCTGCGGGCATGGTAAAGTCCTGCATAATATCACTTCCTTAACGCAGCCCGGCGCGGGCTTTATTTTTTATCTTCGCTTTTCTTCTGGTCATGGAATCTTCCATCCCGTACCGTACGGCATCAATGGTATGGTTGTTCTTGTCTGGGTAGCTGCCCTTGAAATTTCCGTCTTTATCCTGCTCCAGCTCATAGCTGGTAAACTCCCGGGCGGCATTGGGGCAGCGCTTTGGATCAATAATGATTTCTTCCAGCTCATCGGATAGGAATTCCATCCCGTAATCCACGGACCCTGGGCCTTTCTTCGCGCCAATGACACGAAGCCCCAGTTCATTGAGCGCCGCGATGGCGCGTGGCTCTTCTGAATCGGCTGTTATGTAATGATTGAGTGGGTTTAGCTTGCGGATCTCCCGGGCGGCTTTGGTATTCCCCAGTTTTACGGCGTAGATTTCACCAAATAAAAAAAGACGTTTTCGCGTCTTGTTGTAGTGCATTTTGATATAGGCGAGTGGGTCTGCGCCATAGCCAAAGTCCAGACCGTTTTTAATCCGGTCAAAACGGGACAGCTCTTCATCGGTAATGGCTCGAACGGTGACATTCTCAAAGACGGCTCCGCCGGTGCCGGTGGCTACGCCTAAATATTCGTGTTCGTAGGCTTTTGGCTTTGTGTCCCGCAGATGCTCGGCCTCGACGAAAAATTGTTCACCAAGCCAATCCCTCGGGACGGTTCGGTAATCTGTATGGCTCACAATAGTGTCAGGCCGCTCCAGAAGGACGTCCTGATTCACCCAGCTATTAATACTTTTGGGCGGGTTCCAGGAATAAAAGACATAATAGTCGGTACCGCCGCGCATCAGGGACTGGAGGATGGTTCTTTCTTCCTCTGGTCCGTCAAACTCGGAGCGTTCTTCAAACCAGATGTATTTAAAATAGCCGTTTTTGATCTTTACGGATTTAATCTTTTGAGGATCATCGGCGCCACGAAAAATGATTTTATTCCCAAACGGGATATAGGATAGCCCCAGCGGCGAGAACCGGACTTTCCATTTGTCGGAAACGCCCAGTCCCTCAATGGCCCACCGCAGCTGCTCGAAGACGGATTCTTCCAGAAAACGGCCAACTTTCCGCACCGCAATGGCGTTCGCCTCCGGGTCCTGCATCATTCCCAGAATGATTTCCAGGCTGATAAACGAGGACTTTGTCGATCCGCGGCCCCCGGCCAGTTTGTAATGCGTGTGCTTGTGCTCTAAAATATCCCAGTGCAACTCGTGAAAAGAGGGCGCAACTAGGGATGTCAGTTTAACCGGTGTCTGGTTTTGGGATGTCATTGACAATCACCACACCCCCAATGTCGCCGCCGTGCTCGACCTTGTCGGTGAAAAGACTGTACCGCTTGCCAAGTAGCTCTGCGGCCTTCAGACGCTCTTTTTCATCGGGCGGCTTTTCAAGGATTTCCTGGCAGCCATCGCCACACAGGCTTAGGACGCTGGACTCGGTCTCACCGCGCATGACGGCGGTTAAATATTCCAGCACCTCCTGTGCATCGGCGGTTTTCTCGTTGTGTATTTTCTCAAGCTGTTCGTCGATGTAGGTTTTGACGTTAACATTTGTTAACAATCTGCTCGCCGCTGCTTTTGCTGTTTCATCGCTTTTCACCCGCGGATAAGCGACCTTATAGGCCCTTGTTCCGTTCAGGTCGATTAAGTATTCATCCGCGAATCGCTTTTGTTTTTCGGTCATGCCCATAAGATCACCTCTCTTTTACGTACGAAAAAAGACCACAGCTTCCGCCATGGCCTCTTAATTACACTCTTGTTAACGCCATTATACCACATATGGGGTGTTTTTTATGCCCTGAACTGTGCTGAGAAGTGTGTTATAAAGTGTGTTGTTTATTCAAATCCGAATAAACATGTCTTACGTAGTCGTGGCTATACCCC